GACCGATTGATTGAACTTGAATAATCTATCTGTTCTTGTGTTAGTGGTTCGGTTTTAATTGCCTCGGCCTTAATACGATAGTTTCTAGCTGCTTCTCTACTAACTTTATATCTAGCTGACATTATTAGTTCAGCCACTTGAGTACTGCAACCTGTATCAATTAGATATTTTATTTCCTTAATTCTTCTATTATGTTCTGTATTAGTGGATCGCCTAGACATCTACTTGCTTTATTGTTAATGATACTCTAATATAATATAGTATTCAATAATTAACAAGCTTATGTCTGCCATTAAAAATGAATTAACTGATTCATTAAATAACAATCAATCATTAGAAGGCATGACGCAATTAGACCTTTATGAGTTAGATGATATAAATAATATCATCGGTACTCAACTAGGTTTTGAAATGGCTAAATTAAAACCTGATACTTCTAAAATGCTTAAGTATCAGACACTTATGGGTAAAATAGTTATCATGAAAACAGAATTACAATCTATAGAGTCTAATTAATAGACTCTATAGGTATAAGCAAGAAACTCTTGATATTCTGACCCTAATAATTTATTGCACAAATTATAATCATTTAATTCTTGATATAAACTATTACTCCCTTTATTGATTACGCAATATTCATATTTATCTATAGTCTTTAATGAATATTGTATTTGATTATCATCTAGCATATCTTTGCTATCAATATCTAGATAAAATATGATTCTATATTTTTTCATAATATTAAACTCGGTGATCTCTGGTAATCGGTATAACTTCCATGATTTTTTATTGCATTATCATTGAAAAATTCAGCTTCTGCTAGTTCTTTTGCTTCATTAACTAATTGATCAATAGGTCTTTGATCCTCAGTTTCTAGTACTTCATTTGCTGACTTTAAATCATCTAAATGTTTTTCAAATAGATTAGTCATTAGTTCGGTGTTTCCATCGTGACTCATTTTGAAAGCTCCTTTAGTTGTTTTGTTTTTTTGTTATAACCAGTAAACTGATTATTGTCCCTTCTGTATTTAATTGCTTTCCTTGCTTCTGGTGTTTGATTACTTCCATGCACTAAATGGCAGAAAGTACCTTTAAAATCTGAATAAGCATGATAATCATTAGTATCTATTGGATCGTTCCCAGCTTCTGAAGTGTAATAAATTACCCTAGCTTTTTTCTCAAATATATCTTGCATATGATCAAATTTACCGCCTAAACTATAAGTAAATCTTAGATTAGAACTAAGTTTAAAATCCTCAAAAATTGGTGCTGCTTTTGTATAACCGTATATAATGAGATCTTGATCAAGATAATATTTAGCAACATTGTTTAATGCCTTTAAATATGCTTGATCGTTCTTAAATCTTACAATCATATCTCCTGATTCATGTAAACGCCAGTATTTAATATTTCTGGATCGTTTAGATTCAAAACTATCAATCAATAATTTTTCTGCACTTCCATTGTCCTTTTTTAATGCATTCAGCATTAACCGATAATTAGCCCACCTTGCCCTATATACGTTTGTATATTGCAATTCTGCCAGAGCACTATAACAATGAAATTTTGTTTCATCGTATGTTTTTAAATGCCTTTTCCCTTCTTTATTTTGGTGAACTGTACACTTACATTCTGAAGCACCTATACAGACAAAACCACTAGGATAATTTGGGCCTATCTCATGAGTTAGAGGAAGTTTTTCACTTCCTCTTTTTAATCCTAATAATGATTTATTCATTTTTTTAGATCTCCTTTTAAATATTTGATAGCTTTATTTGACTGAGTTAATAATTTAAATAATATTTTTTTATCTGCTTTAAGTGTCTTTACCCAACTTTCTAAATATGCTGCTGAGTTCTGCAACTTCTCAACTGTTGAGATCTTTAACTCATGCGTTAAATTCACTGCGGCCAATTCTGTAATCAATTCTTCTGTCGCATAAGATTTTCTGTTTGTGTTTGGATCGGTTAAAGTTTTACGGTTTAATCTTTTTTCATGTCCAGTTGAATGAATCAGTTCATGTAAATAAGTCCCATAAAATCCACAACGACTAGTAAATTGTTCCTTTTCTGGCATTGTGACAGTGTCAGCATAAGGAGTATAAAAAGCAGAGTCACCACCAAAAAAAACATCGATTGACTCCCTTTTGATATAGGAGTTAATTAATTTTTCTGTTGGCTTGTGATCCTTAAACTTTTGTACTTGTGCGTCTGGAGCACTTACAAACTTATCTAATATTTTTTGTTTCTCTTCTGAATCCTCAAACTGATCAATATTAAAAACGCAAGCAGTCTTGAAAGTAGTCCACTTGTTCTTTACTGGATCGCCTAAAAGGTCTAATACTGGCTTTTTTGTCTCAGGGTCTAATTTATCCTCACTGTGGAGAATTGGCATTAAAATTCGAGCTGACTTACTGCCTTTTTTTAACTTAAGTTTTAACGCTTTTCCTTGACCAAATCCGCAATAAATACTGTGTGGATATCCTCCTAGTATTTGATGCATCATCAACAAAACAACATTGGAACCGTTGTATTCTGCCGATGTTTGGCAATTGATTAGCTTTCCTTTTGTTGTAGTATTCCAATCTTTTTTGAAAGTGTTACCCTTCTCAAAAAACTCAATTAGTTGATTAGTGAGAATTTCTTCTGCACTAATTTTAATTGTTTTTGTTTTTGGATCGGTTGATATTGTCATTAGTTTTTCTCCTCTTGATATTCTTCTAGCATTTTTTTTCTCGGCTTATCCTCTTTTTTTAACTGGTCAATAGTAAAACCAGTTGCTAGCATTTCTGCTAACAACTGGTTTTCTTCTGGTGTTGGTGTTAGGTCAATTAGAGTCATTTTTTAAAAGTTTTGCAAGGTGGTCTTTTTGAATAGTGTCTAGAATCTGCTTTCTTTTTTCTGGCATTGTTTCCAGTAGAACAGATAAAGGAAATTTATATAGATTTACCATTGGTTCAATTAGTGTAGATTTGTTGAACTGGTCTTTCTTCTAATAAATTAGATAAGATTCTAATTTCTCTTTTGATAGATTCTCTTCTATCCTTTTGCTCTTCTATCTCATAAGACATAGACCACCTTGCAACACAGTTGATAGTGTTAACAAATTGGATTTGTTGACTAGGTGTTAGATCTCCCCACCTAATAGGAATAGTTAAACTTTCTGGCATTTGTTAGAGTCGCTAGCAATAGCTAGGATATAGTTTTTTATATTCTTATAAATTACTGAGACTAAAAATATGTTTTTAGATTTGGTCTTACGGTATCTGCTGATACTGGCAAGACTTAAAGACATAAAATGAGTAATAGTAATGTATAAGATTACTTATATATTACCATAATATTTTATTAATGAGCAATAGTATTTATACTTACTCTAATATTTTAATGATGCCTACTTAGTAGCCGTATTTAATGCTTATGTCTACATCTATAGAGTAGTAGACTATTGATATCACAACGTCTACTTAGGGGTAGGGGTTGCAAACGTCAACCCCGAAATCAAGGCCCCCTGAACCTGCAATATTATCTAAAAAAAGAACTATTCTTTACATCAATAGAATATTATTTTTTATCTTCAATTCTGATATTAAGTTCAGGTGCATTAAGGTTGATTGTTTCTACAGATTCGCCAACAACCTTGCCTAATGAGTCAAGTATTTGAGCAGCAGTTTGAAGTTGACCTTTTTTAACTGCCCGATAGAAGAGATTAATTCTTAGATGTTGAAGACGGGGGATGAGGTCTTCTTTATCAAATTCCCAATCCTTGTTACTCCATTCTCTAACAGCCTTCCAATCTTGCCATGCTGTATTCAAAGCAACCTGTTCTTTCGCTGCATGATCTAAAACCAACTGCCTAACAGGAAGACCTTCTAATTGTCTTTTATAAAGCCTTTGAATCCGTTGATCCTTTAAAATTGCACTCCTTTTACCAGCCTTACCCACTTTGTCTGCATCTGGAACGATATAACCTTCAAAATATTCAGGGTCGAATTTAGCTGCCGAATCGGTCACAGTTAATCACGGAATAACTATTGATATAAAGATAATAGCTTTTAAACAGAGAAATAGTCGAGTCAAGGGGGGTTATGGTACAAAAGAAAAGTATTAGTATTAGAGTATGGCAGTAAAAAACAAGCAAAATTTAGATTTAAGATGGACGCAGGGGCAAGTATTTAGCAGTCGAAAAAGGTTTAGAGTCTTAGTTGCAGGGCGAAGATTCGGCAAAAGTTATTTAAGTTGTGTTGAATTATTAAGAGCAGCTATTGAACGGCCAGGTGAAACATATTTCTATTGTGCTCCGACTTATCGGATGGCAAAAGATATTGCATGGAAGACTTTAAAGAAGCTAGTGCCACAGATATGGGTCAAATCTAAAAACGAATCAGACCTCAAGATTGAACTAATCAATGATTCAGTCATCGAATTAAAAGGAACAGAAAATGCGATGGCATTAAGAGGTCGAAGTTTAGCTGGAGTTGTTTTAGACGAAGCCGCATTTATGGATGCTGGTGTTTGGTTCGAGGTAATACGTCCAGCGTTAGCAGATAAACAGGGGTGGACATTATTTATTAGTACACCTGATGGAACAGCTAGTTGGTTTTATGATTTGTGGTGTTATTGCGAAGAAGATGAAACGGGAGATTGGATGAGATGGTGTTATACAACAATCGAGGGGGGTAATGTACCAGCAGAAGAAATTGAAGCAGCTAGAGCACAATTAGACGGGAGAACATTTAGGCAAGAATTTGAAGCAAGTTTTGAAAATTTAAGTGGATTAGTAGCAGTAAGTTTTGGTGATGACAATATTTCTACTGAAGCGAAAGACATTAGTATCGCTCCGTTGTTGTTAGGAGTTGACTTTAACGTAGATCCAATGTCAGGGATCTGTGCAGTAAAGAAAGACGATACTTTATATGTATTTGACGAGATCATAATGACAGGAGGGGCGACCACATGGGATTTTGCCGAAGAAGTAACAAGAAGGTATGGAATTGACAGGCGAGTAATAGCTTGCCCCGACCCAACAGGGGGAGCACGTAAGACTTCTGGTGTTGGAGCGACTGACCACAGTATTTTGCGGCGAAGTGGATTTAACGTATCTTCACCAAAAGCACCTTGGAAAATAAGGGATAAGATTACGGCTGTTAATACTGCTTTATTTGATGCAAATAGCATTAGAAGAACTTATATTCATCCACGATGTAAGGAATTAATAAAGTCATTAAGAACGCTGACTTATGCACCAAATACAGGTTTACCGAATAAAAATCTTGGTGTTGATCATGCTTTTGATGCTTTCGGGTATTTATGTTTACAACAGTTCAACTTGGCAAAACCTGAAACTTTAGGTCAAACTGGGTACAGGATTTATTAAGTCTTATGCCAAAAAAGAAAAAAGGTTTATATGCCAATATTGCTGCAAAAAAGAAAAGAATTGCGGCTGGTAGTGGAGAAAAAATGAGAAAAGCTGGAGATAAAGGTGCTCCAAGTGCGTCAGACTTTAAAAAAGCAGCAAAAACCGCTAAAAAGAGGAAAAAATGACAGTTACAAGAGGTAAAGAAAAGTTTAGTGGGTATAACAAGCCCAAAAGAACACCTAGTCATGCAACTAAGTCTCATGCAGTTTTAGCAAAGCAAGGAGATCAAGTAAAGTTGATACGTTTTGGGCAACAAGGAGTTAGTGGAGCAGGAAAAAACCCACAAAGTGAAAAAGATAAGGCAAGAAGACGATCATTTAAAGCTAGACATGCTGCCAATATTGCAAAAGGCAAAATGAGTGCTGCATATTGGGCAAATAAAACGAAATGGTGAGCTAATAAAGCAAGACCGTTTAGACTATCAATAATGTTAAAAGTTTAAAAGTTAGATGACATACTCAGTCCCTGGGGCAATTCGTACAAATGTTGTTAGCCAAACCTATCTAGGTGGGGGTGATAATCCATTTTCTAAGACTAGAGCAGTTTTAGATATGACAAAATCGTGGGAAATAATGAAAGCTGTTACTTATGGAACTGAATATTTACGAGATAATTCTGAAGCATTTTTACCATTAGAACCAAGAGAAGATTATGACGCATATTTATCAAGAGTTAACCGTGCTGTTTTCTCTCCTTATACGCAACGATTAGTTAGAGCTGCAACAGGTTTAATTCTGCGTAAACCAATAACCGTTATTGGTGATCCCTATTGGACTGATGTATTTGTTAAAGATGTTGATGGTTGTGGATCAGATTTAGATGAATATGCAAGAAGATTATTAATTTGTGCTTTAACTTATGGACATAGCAATACCCTTGTTGATTTTCCTGCCCCAACAGGAGCAAGAAGTCTTGCGGAAGAGAGGAATCAAAACCGTAGACCTTATTGGATTGAAGTCGATCCAGCACCT